TTACGTTTTCGTGATCTCCTCCACTATATATTTGTCTTCCACCTTCTTACAAGTACACACAAGGTATTCCGGATGTTTCAAAGCTCCTTGTAGTGTATCGGGAAGAATAACTTCTTTCGTACGTCGGTCTATCGCAACCATTGCATACAGTATACCTTCACTCTCGCACTTCTCTATTAGTGCTTTTTTTAGTTCTTCTACGTCGAATTCCATTTTGGTGAGATTTATCACTGCAAAGTTAGGGAAAATAATGAATATTTTCTGCAAATATATTTGTATTCCGCTAAATTAAGGACAATAAATAAAAAACAAGTATATTCAAATACTGAACATTTAGTATAATATTGATTAATATTTAATGTAGTGGAAATATTTTTTTGAATTAAGGGATTAAATGTGTATAATTGTAAATCCGTCGTAAAGGGGTTAGAACTAGTATGGAGATATTTTAATAATTAAATTCAAATCATATGAGACCTTTAATATCTAAGAAATCTCTTTCAGCTGTATAATTATAGGATCTGCTGTTATGAGCTATATAATTAAATATGTTATTGAAAAGCTGGGTGATCCTATTGAGAATATCGTTTGTGGAGCAGCCATAATGATTTCAATAACATCTCTAGTCTTTTTGTTTAAGTTGAAAAAATATATAGATAATAGTATTAATCAATCAAGTACTGATAACAAAGAAAAAGTGGAATAAAAGGGGTGGATTACTATTTAAAAGAAGTTCGAAACGATATATAAATAGTTAGTATATATACATAAAATGGCTTCCTTGTTCGTCCGCCGACGAGGAAGCCATTTCAACACAAAAACTAAACTAGACACATTTTTGGAAATCTAGTTGTATATTCTGTATATCAATTATATAGTCCTGCTTTTTTTTATGGTTCGACCATAATTCGACCATTTGATGTTTTATGTACTATCAAGATTTCTATATTTCATATTTTATATTACTTTAAATATTATATTTGCGCATTGTCAAACTAAAATAGTGCGTTTATGAAATCGTTATTAAAAAATGTCCTAAGAAGGATAAGTAAAAAACAATCTTCTAAAGAAGATAATGCGACAGCCTTTTATCCCCAGTGTTGTGCAAAAGTGGATGATTCCGCTCGTATGCGTATAAAAATGTCTTATGACCAAAATGTAAAAGAAACTATATCAAGCTTGAAAACACTTGCTAATGATATGTCTAGTGGCTTTGTTACTTTTAAAAAGTTTCAGACTAGGCGTTATCAATACAACCCGGATGCAGATGCAACTCTATATGCTTCAAGACTGCTTCGTGCAGCTTCTATATTGGAGTTCCTATTAACTGATCCTGATAATAAATCTTAGAGATTCATTTTTTCAGCTAGAGCAGAGAGCCCTATCAGTAGTTCAGTTATATTTTTGGCTTTTCCGACAACATCATCAACTTTCGCTGCTGTATCAGGGCTTAACTCCTTTTCTAATCGTTCTAGCTGCATTTGAAATGTATCAAAACTTAATATATATAAGTCTCTTTCAACAGTGAATCCCCCTTTTTCTGCAAAATTGAATATTTCAAAATTCAACGTAAGATATTCAATACCATATCCTTTATAGTCAATAAATCTCCTATTTTTGAACTCCTCTAAAACTATTTCATATTGTTCTTTACTGATCCTAAGGTCTGGTATATCTTTATAATTTAGTTTAGCTGTTCTTTTCCCGTTTGCTACAACCAAAATATAATTTAATACTTTATCCTTTTCTTCAGCTGTTATAACTAAAGGATATTCTCTTTCATCTTTTGGGGGTACAGTTCTAATTGGGCGCATATTGTAATTTTATAATAGTTGTTGTTTGCTGATAATATAATTAGGAACTAAAACTCTTCTTTAATATAATTGTAAGGACCATAGATTATACGAGTAGCATATTTGATTCCAGTGTCTTTTGCTAGCTCTTCATCGTACTTGATTATATCTGTATGGATCGCTGTGAGATATTCTTCTTTTAACAACGAACTCCAATGTCCATCCCATAATGGGGATACGCCACCACCGTATGAATCAAGTCCATTGGCATCTTTAACGCAAGATAATTCATATTTTTTAGACAAAATATCGCTCATTTTTTTTTGTTTGTCAATTGCTTCTTTTTCTGTATCTGCGTTTAAAACAAATATGCAAGTATTAAAATAACTATTAATTCCGTCTGATTGGAAAAGAAAATGCACAGTATTAAAATCCACACCAGCATACTTTATATTATTAAAAGACAATATGTTTTTTTTCTTAGGATTATACATTTCTTCTCCATACTTGTTTCTTAATATGGGTAATGCTTCTTCTCTAGAAATCCCAAAAGGAATGCCACCAATATTAGTAACTTGTTGATTTTTATATTTTTCCTCGAAACTAGAATATAGTGAATCTAATTTTGAGTGATATTCGGATGAAGTATCCTTATATATATTCAACGAATCTTTGAATGCTAAATTATTATCTTTTTGTGCATTTGCAAAAAGTGGTATAATAAGCATTAATGCGATTAATATCTTTTTCATAAAACGATACTCAAGGTTGTTATTTGGCTTTATTGAATTGATTGTATAACTCTTGTAGCTTAGAAGAATCCTTTTCCTTCAAAGCTATATCTCTATATCCATCACTAAATGTTAGCCGCATTTTAGTTACTGTTTCGTTTGAGAGCTTTTCTAAATCACTCCCTAGACATACAATATAAATTCCTAGTTTGCTATTAATGCCATTTGGGGTCCAATCCCCTGGTTTTGCTAGCGTATATTCTACATTTTTTACTTTGATAATTCCGTCGTTCGTTTTGAGGAGCATTTCTTGTCCTTTATTACACGAAGTAGCACAGTCTGTGAAGACACGAAACTCTATCAAATCTACACCGCCTTCGTGTCTGAATCTTATTCGTGTTTGATTCTTACCTGTTGCACCACCCGAGTAAATCTTTTCCCACGATGTTGTAACTACTTTCTCACCTGTAAAATCGTCTATTTTTGTGTCTACTTTTTGAGCAAAGCAGAACAATGGCATTGTAGCTAAAATTAGTAATAGTATTTTTTTCATTTCTGTGTTGTTGGTTTATCCTATATTTCTTTCATTCTTTAACATAGCTAATTCACCTTTCAGTTTTTGATTTTCTTCCAAAAGACGTTGAGTGAGCATCGTCTTTTCATTAATCTCATCTTGTAAATTGGCGATGGTATATACTATACTTTTCAATTTATCCATTCCTGGTTCTGTTTCTTCTTTTTGAAGAAGCATAGAACCTTTTCCTCTTAACAGCCATTCTGCGGATATTTCTTCGTAGTTATCCAATATTGCATTAATAGTTGAGGCGCTAACCTCACTTACCCCTCCTAATTGTCTACTCAATGTGTTTTGTTTAATACCACATTTAATGGCAAATGCCCTATCAGATAGCCCTGAAAGGGCTATGACTTCTTTAATTCTATTAATCATAAAAACTACTATAAAGTTAATATATCCAAATATGGATAATAAAATAGATTTTTGGATTTGAAATTATCCATATTTGGATTACATTTGCATCATAAATCAATCAATCATACAAACATACAAAAAATGATTGATAAAACCAATTAAAAAATAACGATTATGAGCTACAATTTATCACAAATAATGAAGTCTGCACACCGCAATTACAAGAAGGGTGGAAAAACATTTTCAGAGTGTTTAAAATCTGCATGGAGCTTCGCAAAACTCCAAGAAAGTTTCTCACCGGAAGCAGTGAAATCAAGAACTGATAAATTTTTAGCTGAAAGACATGAAGCTATGAGCAAGACTGCCAAAGCTACACCTAGCAAGGAATATAATAACCTTAATATTCCCGCTTCCGCTTACTACAACCCAAATAGTACTCATTACGGTGCACATTACGTCGGAGATTAATCAAATTATACAACAATGGATAAAAGAACCGAACTAGAAATACAGCGAGACAAATATGAAGCTGTGATTGAAGAACGAGACGCGTTGATCAGCTCTTTGAGAGGTGAAAATGAAAAACTCAAACGAGATTTAGAATCAGAACGTGGATTTTATAGAGAGAAAGTTTCCCAATGTGATGATTTGAAGAAATTTATTGAATCGCAACGAAACTTAATGGACATAGTTTTGAAGAACAACCAAAGTATTCTCTAACCCTCACTAAAGTCAAACTAAACCGCCGGTTATCCGGTACCCAGTCCGGTCTTTGAGCCTGCCCTTGAAGGGAGACTGGGAACAACAGAGAAGAGTTCTTTGACATATTGGTAAAATGGTGTTTTGGAAGCCGACACGTGCTGAAAGGGATTACTGACGTAGGCGGGCTTCTCAACGATATAATGCTGTGGTTAATGGTCAAGCCGTATCGTTGTAAAACTAAATCAGTTAGACGTTTGTCGGCAAATCGAGGTATTTGCTTTATGTATATAAAGGTGATGTAGCTCAGGCAGGTTAGAGCGCTGTGTGTGGTGGATGGTTGAGAGTTCGAGTCTCTCAAGAAATACTCTTAGCTTAACGGAAGAGCACCACAAGCAGAGGTCGGCGGTTCGAATCCGCTCATCGCTTCAATGTTTAATTTAAAATTAGATTGTATGGAAAAGGATATTCAGAGACGTAACGTAATTGATGTATTACGGAGTATGGATGTTGGTGCAATAGAAGTATTTCCTATCGTTCAGAAACCGTCTGTAACTAATACATTGAATGCTCGGCTTTATAAAGAAAAAGCTGAAGGAATGGCTTGGAAAACAAAGTCAGATGTAAAAAATATGCAGTTTATAGTAACCAGAATTGCATAACTACCTTGCTTGTTGAGATGATCAGAGGTGAAATGGCTGAAATATTGCTAGATAATATTCTCCGTCTGTTTTCTACAGAAACGTTTGGAAAAGATAAGTCTGCGTATTATGTGGGTGGGGAAAAGAAATTGATGAATCTTATAGAAGCGGGTAAGATTGAAAGTGATAAGCCCACTAATGTCCAAAACGGCAAGTGGCATTGTAATGCTGCTCAAGTATTACTTCATTGCCGATGTGCGGGAAGGAAAGTTAAATCTAAAAAACGGAAGAAATGAAAAAGATTAAAGTGATACAGTATGCCATGATGTTCATTGCCTTATGGACAACACTGTATCTTATAGATAGCATTGAAGTTAGCAAGAAAGAATTTATTGCTGCTTTTGTATTGGTGACTGTCGTATCAGTGAATTATATCTGTTTTCGATACTACGAAGATAGGAAACAAAATAAAGATAGCCTGTGAAGGTTTGCATTGCTTAATTTTAGTATTTGTCATGTTTATTTAGCCCGGTTCGCCGGGCATCTGCCGGGATAGCCCAGTTGGTTAGAGCGCATGTTTTTACATGAGGTCAGCGGTTCGAATCCGTTTCTCGGCTCAACTCAATCAGAGTTAAGTAACCCGTGAGGGGGAAAATTATGTTTGTATCAATAACAATTCAATCAATGTAGCCGGAAGCGTCTGGCTACGACCTGAAGGAATGGCGGAATTGGTAGACGCAAGTATGCAGATAGATTGAAGAAAGTCATACATAGGTAATCTGTCATCCCGGTTCGAGTCCGGGTTCCTTCACAGAGAATTTTTCTTTTTATGTTTAACTAATGTTGCCAGCGAAAAGGACGCTGTAGGGTTAAAGCCCCTGTTATTTGAGTTTTAATTGTTCTATACTATTCCGGTGTGCTTTGAACGGCTATCCGGAAACAAGAAGCTCGTGAGAGTGCTATTTAATAGTTAATGTCGTGTTTTATTTTGTGTTTGTGTTCTAGGTGAATGGTTCGTGAGAATAGTTCACTTAAAACGGATGGCTGGTGTAATTGGCAGCATACGCAGATATGCGTGATGTGGGTTCGATCCCCACGCCATTCACCCTTCTGATCCTAATTAAATTATAGTAGTTCATGAGTTTTGTTTTGTGTTTGTGATTAGGGTGTATGGTCTGTGAAGATAGTGCACCTTTTTAATTAATCGGGCGGATATGTATATCGTTGGTTGAAACTGCGGTGAGGTGCACCAATATTCCGTGAGACCGGTTCGACTCCGGTTCCGTCCACTAGCATTTACATTATGTATAAATCAGGGAGCCGTACACCCTTCAAGCGTAGCCGTTCCATAAGGTACATTGGATTATTCTTATTTTTCTGCCTGTACGATATTGTACAGGCAGTTTTTACTACTTGAAAATGGCGTTAAAATGGCGAAGTTTCTGTTTGCTAAACTTGATAATAACGATTATCTTTACTGATGTAATAAACTAAAAGTCAAACCATTAAATTAGAATTATGACAGCGAGAAAAAACACTGTATCAACGATTCAGAATGAAGAGAAGAAGAAAAACTCTATCAGACCGCTTCTAGCTTCTGAAATTGAATGTAGGGTTGGTACTATGAAACCGGACGGTTCGGGCTGCTCCTTGCTATTATACAAGGATGCTCGAGTAGACATGAGAATACTTGATGAAGTGTTCGGAGAAATGAACTGGAAACGGCACCATGATGTCGTTAATGGGAATCTATTCTGTACGTTGTCCATTTGGGATAATGAAAAGAAGGAATGGGTGAGTAAACAGGATGTTGGGACAGAATCCAGTACAGAAAAAGAGAAAGGGCAGGCTTCGGATGCCTTTAAACGTGCAGGATTTAACTGGGGAATTGGGCGTGAACTTTATACGGGTCCTTTCATTTGGATTCCACTTGAGAAAAATGAAGTATATCAGAGCAAAACAGGTTCTCCTGCTCTATATACCAAATTCAGTGTGAAAGAGATTGGCTATAACGAGCAAAAGGAGATTATTCTACTTGTTATTGTGGACAATAAAAACCGTGTTCGTTTTGCTTATGGTAATACAAAGGAAAAAGTATATGCTCCCAATGTTTCTGCTTCAAACGCTTCGGGCAAAGTATATACTGGTGTAGACCTGGATCGTGCAATTAAACAAATGACTGGTGTTAAAAGCCGCGAAGAGCTTGAAAGAGTTTGGGCTGAACATCCTGAACTTCACAATAATAAGGAGTTCAGAAACATAACTATTGATATGCAGAAAACATATCCCCCTAGAAATTGATAATAATGATAGAATTAGTGAAATCCAGTGTGGTTTTCAATGAGGAAAACCACACTTATATGCTCGGTGAAAAACAGTTGCAAGGTATAACCGGTATGATTAGCCGGCAGTTGTTCCCTGACAAATATAAAGATGTCCCAGATTTTGTATTGAAGAGAGCTGCTGAGAAGGGGAGCCTTATTCATGCTCAATGCCAGTTTGTTGATGCAACAGGCTTACCGCCTGAAAGTATTGAAGCAGAGAATTATTTGAAAGAGCGGACGAAAGCTGGATATAAGGCTTTTGCTAATGAGTACACGGTGTCTGATAACGAATACTTTGCATCGAATATAGATTGTGTTTGGGAGAAAGCCGGTAGAATCTGTCTTGGTGACATCAAAACTACGCTGCATCTTGACGAAGAGTATTTGAGTTGGCAGTTGTCAATTTATGCTTATCTGTTTGAACTACAAAATCCATTACTCAAAGTTGATAAATTGTTCGGCATTTGGGTACGTGGTGATAAACATGAATTGGTTGAAATTCCTCGTAAGCCTGATAAAGAAGTCAAGAAATTAATGGAATGCGAGAAGAAGGGTGAGCAATATCTATCCATTCTTCCTGTTCCTGCCCCTGATGATGACAAGTTACTTATTCCAATGCAACTTGTAAATACTATAATCGGAATTGAGGAAGAACTTGCAGATCTAACCAAGATTCAGAAAGATTATAAGGCAAAATTGAAAACTGCTATGCGTGAGAATGGTGTCAAGTCATGGGATGCCGGAAGATTGCGAGTTAGTTATACACCCGCTTCTACGAGTGACAATTTTGATACTAAAAAGTTTCAGGCTGACTATCCGGAATTATATTCTAAGTATATCAAAACAGTTCCTAAAGCTGATAGTATCCGTGTAACAATAAGGGAGGATAAATCATGAGTTTAAACAAATTGATGCTTATCGGGCATGTTGGCAAAGACCCCGATATTAGAATTTTGGAAGCTGGTTCTAAAGTGGCCACTTTCTCCTTTGCCACCACTGAAAAAGGTTATACCCTTGCCAATGGAACACAGGTTCCTGAAAGAACTGAATGGCATAATATTGTTGTTTGGCGTGGTCTTGCCGATGTTGTTGAGAAGTATGTCCATAAGGGAGACAAGTTGTATCTGGAAGGAAAGATAAGAACTCGGAGTTATGATGATAGCAGAGGAATTAAACGGTATATTACAGAACTTTTTGTTGATAATATGGAGATGCTTTCTGTTAAGCCTCAACAAGCGCCACCACCGCCACCTCTTCCGGAACACACCAATAATCAGACTCGAAGTGCGGTGAATGAGTGCCCGCCACCGCCACCACCGACCAAGGACGATTTGCCATTCTGATAGGTTATGGAAGCAACATTGACGAAGAAAGATGGCAAAATCCAAATGGATAAGTCTTTCGAGTTCATGTGCAGCACACTTCGTAATGGAGAATACACTGTAACCATTAAGAAAAAAACACAGCCGAGAACATTAAATCAAAATGCTCTCATGTGGAAATGGTTTCAGTGTATTGGTGCCTGTTTGCGTGAATACACAGGTGAAGAGTATTGGAGCACTGCTGCTGGAGTTCAGGATATACATGACTTGTATTGTAAGAAGTTTCTTGTGAAACAGGTTCATGTGAATGGTAAGGTGGAAACTATTGTGCGAGGAACAAGTAAACTTAATACTTTAGAGATGCATAATTTCATGGAAAGCGTGAAAATAGATGCGGCCACCGAGTTTGGTATTACACTTCCATTGCCTGAAGACCAGCATTACTTAGATTTTATTCATGAGTACCAAAACCGGTACTAATTAATCCTTTTATAATTTATGATTGCAAATTTGAGAAACTACGAACCCGAGACAATCGAGTTTGTAGTTCCCGATTCTATTCGGGAAAAATTTCCCCCTGTTTTATTTCAGGGTTCTACGAATGTAGATGAATTGATAAAGTTGGTGAATGAGCATTTCAATGCTACATTCCCTGAAAGTGAGGTGACACAACGTTTACTGGATGAATTTGAGATTTCCGAAATTCGTGAAGAGTATTGCATCAAGCAAGAGAATGAGGTCCCCAAACGCGAACGTGAACTGTTGGAAGCCATTGAACGTGCAAAGAAAATTAAGAGTGATGCACAAGACAGGTTAGCTTCTATTAAGACTGAAATTAAAGACCTGGCTGCCGAGGTCAAAAAGGGGACGAGGGAGTATCATCTTTCAAGTAAGAATACGATCCGGTTTGCTCTTGATGGATATTTCCTGTATTATTCATGGGTGAACGGTGAGTTTAAGCTTGTGAAAGCTGAAAAAATTCCTGATTGGGACAAACGTTCTCTTTGGGCACAGGAAGATCGAAACAGAAAAGCGATGCTTGATTTGTTTGGTATTGAATATCCTGAAGTAGAACGTCCTATTGATGATACAGAAGATTATGGGGACAAGTTCGAAGAAGACCTGTCTGATAAACTTCCTGAAGAAGAACCGGAAGACGATGAGTAGATTGCAGCACAAAAAAGGCAGGAAGTCCAACTATGTGAAGCGGCTTGTGAATAATCCAGATTGGGAAGAAGCCAAGCGTAAAGTTCGTATTAGGGACGGACATAAATGCCAGATGTGCGGTAAAGACTTTAATTTAGAGATTCACCACAAAACATACAGGGTTAACGGAAAATCAATCGTTGGTCATGAGCTTGAACATCTTGATTGTCTCGTTACCCTTTGTGGTGACTGTCATTTGAAAGTTCATAAATATCACATCAAATTATGACATACCAGTTAAGAGACTACCAAAAAAGTGCTAGTGATGCAGCGGTCAGCGTTTTTAAATCCAAGGAAAAGAAAAACTACGTGATAGTTCTTCCCACTGGTGCCGGGAAGTCCCTTGTCATTGCCAATATAGCTGCACGGATAGACGGGCCGCTGATAGTGTTCCAGCCTAGCAAGGAAATACTCGAACAAAATTTTGCAAAACTTCAATCATACGGCATATTCGATTGTGGAGTTTATTCAGCTTCTGCCGGAAGAAAGGATATCAATCGTATTACGTTTGCTATGATTGGTAGTGTGATGAAACACATGAGTTTCTTCAAACATTTTAAGCACGTTCTGATTGATGAATGTCATTTAGTGAATCCGGAGAAAGGAATGTATAAGGAATTCTTTGAAGATGAGCAAAGGAAAGTTATTGGGCTGACAGCGACTCCTTACAGATTATGTTCAGGAAGAGGTGGTGCTATGCTTAAATTTATAACTCGTACCCGGCCAAAGGTTTTCACTGATGTTATTTATCACTGTCAGGTGAGTGAACTACTTGCTAAAGGATTTCTCGCAAGTTTGAAATACTATGATATTACAAAGTTGGATTTAAGTAGAGTCAGGACTAATTCTACTGGTGCAGATTACGATGAAAAAAGTCTTCTGCAAGAGTTTGAACGTGTGGACATATACAAAGATATAGTTGGATGGACAAAACGTCTGTTGAACCCCAAATCGGGCATACCACGCAAAGGTATTTTAATATTCACGAGGTTTATTCGTGAAGCTGAAAAACTGGCTTCCGAAATTCCTAATTGTGCGATCGTTAGCGGTTCTACTCCAAAGGAAGAAAGGGCACGAATTCTGAAAGGTTTTAAAGATGGAAGAATAAAAGTTGTTGCTAATGTCGGAGTACTTACAACCGGATTCGATTACCCGGAGCTTGATACGATTGTTCTTGCACGTCCAACCAAATCCCTTTCCCTCTATTATCAAATGGTCGGTCGTGTTATTCGTCCCTGCCAAGGTAAAGAGGGTTGGGTTGTTGATTTGAGTGGGAATTTCCGGCGTTTTGGGCGTGTTGAAGAGTTACGCATAGAACAGCCTGAAAAGGGAAAATGGTGTATAATGAGTCGTGGCCGTCAATTAACCAATGTAGTATTTTAATTATCATGTGGAGAAATTACAAGAAGAAAGAAAAGAAAAAGCCTCTTTTCGAGGTAGAAGGTGTTAAGGTCAAGAAGAAACCTGATCTTGTCGATAAACTAGACAGAATATTTAGTTTATTCATCCGTTATCGTGATACGATGCCTAATGGATATTTTCAGTGTATTTCATGTGGTAAAATAAAGCCTTTCAATAAAGCAGATTGCGGTCATTACATCAACCGCCAACACATGAGTACTCGCTTTGATGAAATGAACTGCAATGCTCAATGTTCACATTGTAACCGCTTCATGGAAGGAAATATTCAGGATTATCGCAGACGTCTAGTTGCCAAGTATGGTGAACGAAATGTGCTGATCCTGGAAGCCAAGAAAAATGTTACTAAGCAATTTAGTGACTTTCAATTAGAAAAGCTGATTACTCATTACAAGGAAGAAGCGAAAAAACTGAAGGAAGCAAAAGGTCTGTGAGTTTTATTACTAATCGGAGTATAATCCCTTAAAATATGGAAAGAAATTCATTCATCTTTTATAAAGGGTGGAGAGAAGCAATCAAGGATTTGCCGGATGATGTCAGGCTGGAGATTTACGAAAGCATAATTGAGTATGCGACAACGGGAAATCTTCGGGGGTTGAAACCTATGGCAAATATTGCTTTCAACTTTATAAAGATAGATATAGACAGGGATACTGAAAAGTATATGTCTATTGTGGAAAGGAATAAGAGCAATGGTTCTAAGGGGGGACGTCCGAAAAGTGAAAACCCAAAAGAACCCAAAGAACCCACAAAACCCACTGGGTTATTTGGAAACCCAAAAGAACCCACAAAACCCGATAATGATAATGAATATGATAATGATTATGTAGATGATAATGATTCTCATTTAAAAAAGAAAGAAACTTCTCCTAAAGGAGAATCAAAGAAAGACGAGCTTTCTTTGTTCCCCGAGGAAAAGATTGATTGGGGTGGGCTAATGGATTATTTTAATTCCACGTTTAAAGGTAAACTTCCTGCTATAAAGTCCATAGATGCAAAACGAAAGAAAGCTATTAAAGCACGTGTCGCACAATACGGGAAGCAAGCTGTATTCGATGTGTTCCAATTGGTTTTAGACAGTCCTTTCTTGCTTGGACAAAACGATAAAAATTGGAGGTGCACTTTTGACTGGATATTCAAGTCTGCGAATTTTACTAAAATTTTAGAAGGAAATTACAATGGAAAACGAACTGATACTGCGGCCACAAGAAGAGAATCGGTTAGCAGTCTTACGGACCTCGCCGAAAAACTATTGCAAAGCTCTATGCCCCAAGAAGGTTGAAGATGTATTTCAAAGTGATGAACCTTCTATTGGCACTATTATAAGAAAGTTTGGTGAGCCGCAAGCCAGAGCAGTGTTGGTCATATTGATAGCTGATGCCTTGGAGTTTTTCAATGTCGGTAATCCAATGTCGGCTACACAAGTCGCTACTACAGTAGATTTAATCATTGAAGAATATCCATATATGAAAACTGATGATTTTAAACTGTGTTTCAAGAACGCAATGAAAATGAAATATGGCAATATCTATAATAGAATTGATGGTCAGGTCATCATGAGTTGGCTTCGTGAATACAATAAAGAACGTTGTGCTGTTGCTGATAATCAGTCATGGAATTTTCATAAAGAGAATTTGTCGGAGGAAGTGAACTATACAAGTGGCTTGTCGTATGAAGAATACCGGAACGAACTCAAACTTAGAGTTGGGCAAGGAGATGAAGAAGCTGCTAAAGCGTTAAGTCTCTCAAATGAAATAATCTCTTATCTAAACAAAAGAGAAAATGGCAAACAAGAAGCAGAAGGTGACAATTTACTGGAACACTAGGCATATCAAACTTGAAGATATTCCTGAAGTGAAAAGAAGAATACGGGAGCGTTTTGGTATTCCTAATCACACAACTGTTAATGGTGAAACGGATTGTTATATCCGTGAGGAAGATATGGAATTGCTTCGGGAAACGGAAAAACGTGGCTTCATTCAAATACGTAATAAGCCCGCATGAAAATGGCGTTAAAATGGCGAAGTTTCTGTTTGCATAACTTGTCATTTTACGATAACTTTACTGATGTAATGAATTAAAAGTCAAACCAATATAATTAAATTATGGAAGTACAAAACATTAGAATTGACCTTATCAGTCCTTCTCCTTTGAATCCGAGAAAGACTTTTGATGAAGCAGCTCTTGAAGAGCTTGCAAGCAACATTGAAAAGCAAGGTTTATTGCAACCTATCACTGTCAGAGTTGCTAAATCCGAGGAGATGACTAACCTAGAAACCGGAGATGTTACCCCATTACCTTACACATACGAAATTGTTTGCGGTGAGCGTCGTTTCCGGGCTGTGTCACTTTTGAAAGCAAAGGAAGATGAAGCGAATGTTGCAAAAATCAAAGCCCATCGAAAAAAGTCGGAAAAATTTCAGACAATATCCTGCATTGTCAGAGAAATGACAGATGATGAGGCTTTTGAAGCGATGATTACCGAGAATCTTCAAAGAAAAGATGTTGATCCCATCGAAGAAGCTTTTGCCTTTGCGCAGTTGGCTGAAAAAGGACGAACTTTGGAAGATATCGCTCTTAAAATAGGAAAGTCTACCCGGTTTGTTTTTGACCGTATTAAATTGAATTCTCTTATTCCTGAACTAAAAGAGCGGGTAAGAAATGGAGATATACCATTGTCCGGTGCTATGATTCTTTCTAAATTGGATGAAGATACTCAAAAAGAGTTTCATGAGGAGGAGGAAGAACAATGTACTACTGCTATGATTCGAGAATTTGTGAGTAATTCTTTCATGGAGCTTGGTAACGCACCTTGGATTAAAGATGATTCCGATAATTGGGAAAATACCGATATTAAATCATGTTCTCAATGTGAGAATAATACGTGTAATCATGGTTGTTTGTTCTATGAAATGAATAGTAAGGATGCTAGATGTATCAATGCTGCTTGCTATGAGAAAAAACAGATTGCTTATGTGACGCGGAAAATTCAACTAGAATATGAACATCTTGTTAAAGTTGGCGAACCTCTTTCATTTGGAAAAACAGTAATTATCGCTAGACGTCCCGATACATATTGGGGAGAAGATAGAAAGGTTTTCTATGAAAAAACTTTGGAAGCTGTTAAACAACTTGGATTTGAAATAGTTGATCCTGATGAAATCTTTAGATGTAAGTGCTGGTATTCAGAAGATGATGAACGCACTTTGAAAATGCTTGAAGATGGAGAAGTTTATCGTTGTCTTTCATTTTTTGGACATTATTCTCCCGAATTTAACGTTAGTTTCTATTATGTTAGAAAAGAAACGGCTTCCTCTACTTCCGCCGTTGCCGATCTAAAAGAGATAGAAAGGGAAAAAATAAACGCCCAATTAAAAAGAGCGAAGGATATAGTCAAGGAGAAGTCTGCTGAAGAAATGCGCAAGTGGGCGCAAGAGAAAACATATTATCAGAGAACAAAAGAATTCTCTGAAAATGAACAACTTGTTTTTGATGTGCTGGTTCTTAGCGGTTGTAGCAGTACTTATCTTGAAAAACTGAATTTAAAAAAATGGAATGGTGAGAGTGATTTTGTAAATTATGTCAAGAACAACCAAGCTGACCGACACCAATGGTATAGAGCCTTTATTGCTGAATGCTTATCATCGAATAATGTGAATTTCTACTCCTATTTGCAAAAGTGTCAGAAAATCCTTTTTGCAGAACAATATCCGGATGATTTCAAAGCGCTCTCTAAGAAACTTGCGGATTCATATGATAAGAAAGAAAAGAAGCTCAAAGAAAGACTGAAAGAACTAAATAACGATAACACAGAGGAAGCCTAGTGGTTTCCTCTCTTTATTGACGCACTTATGAAAACGTGGACTGACGAACAACTTGCTATACTTGACAGTGAGTACCCGACTGCTGATTTAAAAGAACTTGCTAGGCGTCTTGATAAAACACTTAGTGCTGTTAAAACAAAGGCCTTGATTCGAAAACTTAGGCGCTCTCCGAGAATCTCGTTTTGGAATAGTGAGAGGCTTGATAAATTGAAAAAGTTATATTCCAATCATACTAATGAGGAAATAGCACAGATATTAGGTACCACTTATTCTGCTGTAAATAGAATTGCATTTAAATTACGGCTCTTTAAATCTAAAGAGTTTAAATTTCAATGCGCTTCTAAAAGTTTCTTTCCCAAAGGCCACCAACCGATGAACAAGGGACGTAAGCAAACGGAATATATGTCAGAGGAACAATTGGCAAAAACGAAAGCTACTCGATTTAAGAAAGGACATATCCCCAAAAATCATAAACCAGTCGGTTATGAACGCATAACTCGTGACGGTTACATTGAAGTGAAAACTGCTGAACCGAATGTCTTTGAACTTAAACATCGGCTTGTATGGGTTGAGCATAATGGAGAAATCCCTCCTGGTTATAATATTCAGTTTAAGGATGGCAACAGGCAAAACGTTTCCATTGAGAACCTTTACATGATTAGTCGTTCTGAACAATTAAAAAAGAGAATTCTTTGTATGCCCGATATCCGGAAGATGTTCAGTACCTAATCAAGCTAAAAGGAGCTTTGAATAGACAAATTAATAAAGTAACGAAAAAGAATGAATCATGACTGATGGAGCAATAGATAGATTGAAAGAAATGGTTAATAAACCATTCCTTTATCAGAATGAAGAAGTTGTAATTCTTAATTACTGTGACGGTACTGGTGATGATGGTACCGAAGTTGAGATATACTTGAATAATGGCAAAGTGTTGGTATTTAGTATGTTTGATTTGGCTTCCAAATTGAACCGTTTCCGGCCAATAACAAATACAGTTGTCGTGTTAGCTAATGAACGGTTGAATAAGGTGTCTACAGTGAACCCTACCATTTTACAAGATTTGAGGAATTTGGTTCTTCAACAAATAAAGGATGTGAAAGAAGATCCTAGTAAAGTGAGCCAAGCAAAACAAGTTTTCCAAGGGGTTAATACCGTAATCAATCTTGCTAAGACTGAATTAGAGTACAGGAAATATTTAGATACAACAGACCCCTCAAAATAAATAATTAGTATGCTGATATATAAAGAATATGTTCATTGGTTTCGCATCAGAGACCAACCTAATAGAATCGTGTGAGATTATTCATAGTCTAACAATTTAACCCGATCGATATGATAACATTGAATAGGTTTGCCCAGAGATGCTTGAATATCATGAGGAAGCGCTTTAAGATGAATGAGCATAGCTCAAGAAAAGCGTTTAGCATAAGAATTGAAGCCGTTTGGAGAAAATTCGATATTGCTTCTAAATATAGGAGTGATAATCTTCCTAAATATTCGGAAGATGAAGAATTGGCAGCCGAGATGATAATTTACCTTGTTGCCTATTTAAAAAGATTTGGTTGTGAGGACATTGAACGGCTTATCAAAGATAAGATAGAGTTCGATGATAGAAAAAATGATTAGGTGTTGTTACTGACTGTTTGTGTTGTTGATTTTGTGTTGTTGATTTTAATATAGTTAGTTATGACAGAGATTATTCAAGTCTGCCTACTTGATTTTAATAAGGGGCAGCTCACGGGATTGCCGAAAAATCCACGTTTTTTTCGTGATTACCGCTTTGAAGCGATGAAGAAAAGCATTCAGGATTCGCCAGAGATGCTTGAGCTTCGGGAACTTATAGTTTTTCCCTACAATGATGGCAGATATATTGTTGTTTGTGGTAATTTACGTTTGCGAGCTTGCAAGGAGTTAGGTTATAAAGAACTGCCTTGTAAAATTCTGGCACCTGATATCCCCGTTAAGAAGTTGAGGGAATATGCCACTAAAGATAATGTCAATTTTGGTGAGAATGATTTGGACGTTATGGAAAACGAGTGGAATAAGGCGGAACTCCAAGACTGGGGCATCGAATTTGCTCCGGAGAAGAAAGAGGATGAATTTAAAGAGCGCTTTGATGCCATCACGGATGATACAGCCATTTATCCTCTCATTCCAAAGTATGACGAAAAACATGAGTTGTTTATCATCACCTCAAGTAATGAGGTAGATAGCAACTGGCTTCGTGAAAGGCTGGACATGCAGCACATGAAGTCGTACAAAACCGGGAAAATAAGTAAATCCAATGTAATTGATATAAAAGACGTTCGCCATGCCCTGCAAGATAGTAATACCAAGTCATAAACGCCATGACCGGGTGTTCGCTAAAAAGTTGGTGAACGATCCTATCATTTGCGTTGCTGAAAGTCAAGCTGACTTATATCAGCAATTTAACCCGGAATGTGAAATTGTTACTCATCCTGACGACGTTATGGGCCTCATCCCGAAACGTAATTGGATGGCAAAGCATTTTGGAGAACTTTTCATGCTTGATGATGATGTCCATGCCTGCAAACCTATTTATGTGGAAAAAGGAGAACCTAGCCGGATAAAGGATAAAGATAAGATAACTAATATCATTCAGTCATTATTTGAGATAGCCAGTATGATGGATGTACATCTGTTTGGCTTCACCGCTCGGATATCGCCGGTAATGTATGATGAATCCGCTTTTCTTTCTCTTTCGAAAATGATAACCGGTTGCAGTTATGGAGTAATCTATAACAAAAACACTTGGTGGAATGAGGAAATACGTTTGAAAGAAGATTTTTGGATTTCTTGTTACATGAAGTACAAAGAACGTAAGGTTTTAACCGATTTGCGGTATAATTTTGAGCAAAAGAACACTTTTGTAAACGCTGGTGGGCTTGCTTCTATAAGGAATCAGGAAGAGGAACGTAAATCTATCCTCTTTATCAAAAAGAATTTTGGTGATAGTATTTTGCTAAAGAGTGCAACCACTAATGGGAAAGACAAAACAAAGCAGCTCGTTCAATATAATATATCATGCAAATTCAAATTCTAATAGTCTGTAAAAAAGGCGTTTAAATGGTGTCCATTCTGTTTGTCATATTCGCCTTTTTTAGCTAATTTTACTGATGTAATAAACTAAAAGTCAAACCATTAAATTAGAATTATGATTATAAGAACAGTTTGCGGATATGATTTCTTTGAGGTGAGTTCTGCAATGCAGAAAGCCATTAGGCGAGCCGACACCGGGGTAGCCGGCTTTTTTGCATTGGAACTTTGGGCGAGTGGGTACCGCGACTATGTGTGGAAGCGTCTGTTTACCATTAGTGCTGAAGATTGCTATGGAATCATTACTAAAGAGATAGAAGCATTGTGGCAGGGGCATGAGCTGGTAAACAAGACTGCTACTGAACCCAAAGGGAGGATATTTGTCAGTAAAGCTGTTATTCTCCTTTGTGAATGTAGAAAGAATCGTGATGCGGATCATTTGCAAAACTTCATCTATGATAGAAAGGATATTGATATAGAAAAGTGGATAAATGATGTCAGGCGTTACCCTATTCCTATTCCAGATTACACTTTCGATGTACATACACGAAAGGGGAAAAAACATGGGAGAACCAAAGAAGAATTCTTTCAGGAAGAATACAAGGCGTTACAACCTCGTGTTCCTGGTTTATTCGATGATTTGGTTCAACCCAGTCAACCAAAGTTATTTAATGATGAAACCACGGCTAAGTAGCTGTGGTTTCTCATTTTTCATATAAGTCAAACCAATTTAATTTAGAAAATGAACACGTATTACAAATTTGCGCCAAATGTATTTTTGGCAAAGTGTGATGAGAAGCACGAAAAAGGTGAAACTATTGAAGTTACCACCAAGTATGGTAAGGAGAACGAAAGTATAGTATTTAACCTAATCTTCGAAAAAGATGGGTTTTACTATTATTCCATCGTTAGAGCTGACGGCTTTAATGTTCAAGAATGGGCTAAGCAAAGAGCGGAACGCAGGCATGAATGGGCGTCATCGGCAGTACAAAAAAGCAATGAGTATTTTCAGAAATCAAATAAACATCGCGATTTCCTTTCTTTGGGTGAGCCTATCAAAGTTGGACACCATAGCGAACGAGGACATCGCAAAATGATAGATGATGCCTGGAATAACATGGGGAAAAGCGTTGAGTTTAGCGATAAGGCTGCCGAACATGAAAGAGTTGCGAAGTATTGGGAAAAAAGGGCTAATACGATAAACTTGTCCATGCCGGAAAGTATAGATTTCTACGAACATAAGTTGGAACAAGCAAAAGAATATCACGAAGGATTGAAGTCCGGTAAGTACCGACGCGAGCATACATACGCTATGGCTTATGCCAATAAAGCAGTAAAAGAGGCTAAAAAAAATTATGACCTTGCAGTAAAGCTGTGGGGCGATGTTTAATAATCTGTAGTATCTCAAATAATTTACTATGAGAGAATTATCAAAAGAAACCTCATTACAAAGGGTAATGAGGGCTTCAGGTCGTGTACCTGTACAATGCTCATGCAGTGTTTGTAAACAACAATGTCATACGCCATGTTTAGGTACTCCTGATGATATTGAACGAATTATTGATGCAGGTTATGCCGACAGGTTAGCGCTGACGAACTGGGCTGCTGGTATATTCTTAGGGGTTATTAATATTGCTATTCCGATGATTCAGCCCGTTGCTGGTAAGGAGTATTGTGCTTTTTTCGAGAATGGACTGTGTATCTTACATGATAAGGGTTTGAAGCCCACTGAAGGACGTTTGTCTCATCACACTGTCAGGAAGGATAACTTCAATCCTGCTATGAGTATTGCTTGGAACGTTGCAAAAGAATGGCTGATGCCGGAGAATGAGGATGTACTTTCTCGTGTAGTAAATAAATTCTTGAATGCGAGGAAGCCATGAATGTGTGTCAATCAATACCTCGTAGAGATTGTAAGGTGTTTGCTAAATGTGGAGCAAAATCCTTATCACATTGCCGGCGGCACCGCGAAACTGATGAGAAGTGTAAAAGTTGTACTCTAATTCGTCGTAAGCCGCGTAATCGGATTATAGATGATTCAGGACGTGAAATGAAAAGATGTACCCATTGCGGAAATTACTTCTACTTGAACCGGTTCTACAATCGTATAGTGGTGAGAAAAGGTAAGGAATATCATTTGTTGACTTCCTGGTGCCGTATGTGTATGTCACAGATTAATAATCAGAGGGCAAAGAAGAAAAAGTGACTTGTCTATTAAATTTTTTGTATGAAATATTATGCTTCAGTCAGCTTTGGAAAGGATTCCTTGGCAATGCTTTTCATGCTAATAGATAAAGGATATCAGTTGGATGAAGTCGTTTTCTATGATACAGGTATGGAATTTCAGGCAATCTATAACACTCGTGATGCTGTTCTTCCAATTCTTAAAAAACTTGGCATTAAATATACAGAACTACATCCGGAGCAACCTTTTCTTTGGACAATGTTTGAAAGGCCGGTTAAGAAAAGAGGGACCAATATTATCCATAAAAAAGGATATAGTTGGTGTGGGGGAACATGTCGGTGGGGAACGAGTGAAAAACTTCGTGCATTGAAAACTCACACAAAAGACGGAATTGATTATGTCGGTATTGCTGCCGATGAGACCCATCGCTTTGAAAAGGAAAAACGACCCAATCGGGTTTTACCACTTCGTGATTGGGGCATTACTGAAGCAGATGCACTCCAGTATTGTTACACAAAAGGCTTTGTTTGGCATGAGGATGGAGTAAGGCTATATGAGCTACTTGATCGTGTGAGCTGCTGGTGTTGTGGAAATAAGAACTTGAAGGAGTTGAAGAATATGTATTTGTATCTTCCATGGTATTGGAAAAAGTTGAAAGAACTTCAGTTAAATACTGATAGACCTTATCGGCGTAATAGTGGAGAAAACATTTTTGATTTAGAGGAAAGATTTAAACGTGAAATGCAACAAAAAGGGTTATTATGATTCCCATATGTGTAAATGGAAAAGATTATTATGATCGAGAAGAAGCACTTGCTGCCTGGTTCAAAGAATGGTTGATGAAACAAGACTTTGAGCAAGACCTTATTGACCGGGAGAAAGAGCTTGAATATCGAAGAACCCATCCAGATTGGGATATTCCCTACGTAATGTATGGAGTTCGTAAAAAACACAAGTCTATTAAGAAGAATGAAATAGCTGTGTTTTATGACTTGTTACCGAGACAAAAGCGTGCTCGTACTGCTGAAACGCACTGGTACAAAGTGCTATACAAGAGAAAGGCTACACCTGAAGAAGTAGCGTCACTCAAGGCAGGAGAATACACTCATAGATATTTGGTATATTCCCTGTTTATTGAGAAGAGGATGACTCTTGACAAGGCTTTGTCCCTTATAGTTGCCGATGACAAGTTGTTAGGCATTACTGATAATACCATCTCTGAAATTGTAACAGCCTTTGAGACTTTCTTTAGCCGTAAGTTTAGAATTTATAAACCCGAATTTACAACCCAACTTAGTTTATTTACGTAATATGAAAACATACTTGAATTATTGAAGAAAAAGACTGGGTAAAATGGCGTTAAAAAGGCGAAGTTTCTGTTTGTAAAACTTGTCAATAACGATTACCTTTATAGATGTAAAGAACTAAAAGTCAAATAAATATATCAATAATACATAGAATAGTATGAATAAAGTGACATTAAACGGACAAAAAATAGTTGATAGTATAACAGAAGGTTATCCTGTTACAGTTATACGGGAAGATGGTTTCAGATATATTATTAGCATGGAGCGTAAACGAGGTGAAGAAGTATATTCATATCAGTTTGGACGTATTAAAAGAGAATTTGACTCTTTTGATAGTTTAGAGAATGCACTTAGTTCATATGAATTTACAAAGGTTATTTTTTAATTACAAGAAAGAAATTAAATGAAAGAATATATTTTAACTGAAATACGTAATACCTTATTTGGTAAAATCTCCAATGAGGAAATCTCAACCGTAATTGATTCCATATCATTTTGTTTGAGAAATTATGAGATTACGGCAAAAGAAACTTCTGTTGTAGTTTATGATAATTCCGATATGCAGATCATAAACCGATTTTTCATAGCTAAAGCTGTGGAAGGATTATGCCAAAGTTCATTAGATTACTATCGTATCATATTAAGAGCGTTTATCATACAAGTAGGAAAACATATCAAGGAAATCGTCACCGATGATGTCCGTGTCTATTTAGCCTATAAGAAGATTAATAAATGCAGTGATAATACTCTTAACAACATTCGAAGAACTTTAAGCAGTTTCTTTACTTGGTGTACAGAAGAAGGTATCCTTGATAGAAATCCAATGCTTAGAATCAAGGGAGTGAGACAAGTGAAGAAATTGAAGAAACCTTTAAGTGAAGATGACATGGAGAAACTAAGGTCTTTGGCAAAAACAAAGAGAAATAAGGCGATAATCGAGTTCTTGTTTTCTACCGGCTGCCGTGTTTCTGAAATGGTTAACGTGAACCGTAATGATGTAGATTGGCAAAATGGGCAGATTGATGTACTTGGAAAAGGGCGTAAGTACCGAACTGTTTACTTGTCTGCTCGCTGTAAAATAGCTCTTCAGGAATATGTTGATTCAAGGACTGATAATTTAGACGCCTTGTTTTTGTCTGATTATGAGGGTATGTGCCAACAGATAAAAGATATGAATAAACTATCCCGTATATCGAGGGGGGCTGTTGAAATCATGCTAAGGAATCTAGGGAAGAAGGCGGGTATATCCAATGTACATCCACATAGACTCAGGAGAACGGCGGCAACTACAGCCCTAAAACGAGGAATGCCAATAGAACAAGTACAGAAGATGCTAGGGCATGAGAGCATTGAGACAACTACTATTTATGCACAATCAACCAATGACGAAGTTAAATTAGCCCATGAAAAATATATTATCTGATATAAACAGAATGCTTGGAATAACTGATAGTTATCAGGCTCCTGAAAAGATTATGAATATTCTAACAGGAGATGAAAAAGAGTGCATAAGAGTATTTAAGGAGTTTCTAAACTATTTCAAATGTGACATTAGCTACGACTGGTTTCATGAATACTTTGAAGATGAACATGCTGATAGGAAGAATAACAAGCAGGATTTTACTCCTAAATGTCTTTCAACTTTGGTTTCTAAGCTATTAGGTTCTGACACTGGCGTTACCTATGAGCCAACTGCCGGAACTGGCGGGATGCTTATCTCAAATTGGTACAATCACCGGAATGCTATCAGTTTTATTGATTATAAACCAAATGACCATCTGATAGTGTGTGGTGAGCTGTCTGATAAAACAGTACCTTTTCTTCTATTCAATTTATCTATTCGTGGAATATCCGGTATAGTATTCCACGGAGATACTTTGAGGAATGAGTATAAGGCAGTATATATATTAACTAATAGATTCAATTCCCCTTGTGATTTTTCAACAATCACCAAGTGGAAATAACCCTCAATACAAGAACAGTAATGAATAAAACTCAAAAGGAATTGTTAGCAAGGCTTATGGCTGTCACAAATAGTCTTGGAGGATCGCTTGACGGAACTGCGACCTGTGAACAAAAATATATTGATAGACAACATGCTCACATGCTCTCATACAAGGTCATATATGGTTTATTTGGCGATAATCCTAATAATCCATATCGTGAAGATGATATAAATAATGCCTATAAAGCTATTGAGGAAATGGAGAAACTGGAACAAAAGGTATATCCTGACCGGAGTGGCTTTTTGAAGGATGAAGAAAAATGATAACACTCAAAATAAAAATAGAAATGAGCGTTTTTGTAAAGCATTTCAGCAAGAAGGTACCCCACAGGTGGTACAGACATGGAAGAAAGGTGTTCCGGCTGACTCCTGAAAGCATGTTTGACAAGGAATCCCGGACTTTCCATTATGAATGTATCGAGAACAACTATAAAAGCGGGTGCTACATCATAGGGTTCAACCTTTATGATGACATGATCCCGATAACGGAGGATGAGTGGCGGAACGCTATGGAGAATTGCATAAACCCGTATTGATTATGAGTGAATATTCATTGAAAGAAAGAGTTCAGATGTTAACATCATCGCTTGTATATGGCGGTCCTATGACATTTGAGCAAATCAAGAAATTAGATTGGTTGAAAAATACATCTGAATACGGAATATTATTCTATCTCCGGGAAGCTGAAAGATATGAATGGATAAAAACTAAATGTTTCAGCGGTGGTAAGCCGAATATCTATTCGGCAACGGCTAAAGGCCGAAGAATGGCTGAAGCAAGAGATTAATATTCAAATACAGAGTAAATATGAGTGAAGTAGAATTAAAGAAGTTGTTTCAAATAGAGGATATATTATCACTTCCTAATGCGATTTTTAAAATAATCTTTGATAATGACGAAAGATTGCATCATATATATCGAGAGTTATTACAACTCAATACTCATGATCTTTCAATAGATTGGTTTCAAGATATATATGAGGGTGAATTGGCTCAAAGAAACCAAAACAAGCAGGATTTTACTCCTAATGTAGTAGGAATACTACTATCAAGATTGACAGGGGTTTCCAAAGGGGTGATTTACGAACCTACTGCCGGGAATGGTTCCCTTATTATTTCTAACTGGTGGCATAGAGTTAAAACTTTAGGAACTGATTTCAAACCGTCTGAACACCCCGTTGAATGCTGGGAGTTGTCTGATAGGTCTATTCCGTTACTCTTGCTTAATTTATCGATACGTGGTATTAATGCAACTGTGTATCATGGTGATGTACTTGTAAAATCAATAAAAAGTGAATATCGCTTGCTGAACGTGAAAGATATTCCATTCGATTTTTCCATTATAGAAAAGATTAGTTATGATTGACGATAATTTTATAAAGAATCTGTACCAATACACTAGGAAAAGAATCAATTTCTTGTTTCCTGGCATTGATATTAATTACATGGATATCTCTCATTCCGTTATAGCTGACGAACGTTTTTCTATTGAAAATTGGCGGGATTTGGTTGATCGCCTGATTTACGATGAGGTTTCCTTTATAAAAAGAAACAACCGTTTTGCGGAAGCTGATTTAGCAATTAGAAATGCTCCTGAAAATATTTTATTATGTAATAAATGTGGGGAGTATGTACCTGAAAGCAAATTCTATTTAAGTACGAAAATTTGTAATTCATGTTATTATATTGAAAATCGGGAAAAAATACTGAAGAATAATAAGGCATATCGGATTCGTAACAGAGACAAATTACTTGCCCGTAGGAAAGAATTGCGAAATGCCAATATTGAACATTATAGAGAATTGGAGAGGGCTAGTTACAAGCGTAGATATAAGGTTAATAAGGAAAAAATATTAGAGAAAAATAGAAAATATCAATTAGCTCACAAAAGTGAAATACGTGAGTATATGAAAATGTATTATCAAAAAAATAAATCACAATGGAAACAGTAATAGCAAATCCGCCCTTTTCCGCCAAATGGAGTGCAGATGTCTCTTTTATGGATGATGAACGATTTAGTGAAGTTGGGAAATTAGCCCCTAAATCAAAAGCTGATTATGCTTTTGTCTTGGATATAGTCCATAAACTGGATGTAACAGGGATTGCGGCTATAGTTCTTCCTCATGGAGTTTTATTTCGTGGCGCTGCCGAAGGTGTTATTCGCAGGTTTCTTATTGAAGATAAAAACTGCATTGATGCTGTCATTGGGCTACCGGCCAATATATTCTATGGTACTAGTATTCCTACTTGTATCTTGGTAATAAAGAAATGTCGTAAAGAAGATGACAACATCCTTTTTATTGATGCAAGCAAAGATTTTGAAAAGCTTAAAAACAAGAACTCTTTGAGTGATGAACAAATAGACAAGATTGTACAGACGTTCCAAGAGCGTAAGGAAATTAAGAAATACAGTCATTGTGCCACATTGCAAGAGGTTATGGCTAATGATTTTAATCTTAACATACCGAGATACATAGATGTATTTGAGGAAGAAGAACCTATTGACATTAAGGCTGTTATGGATGAAATAAAAGAGCTGGAAGCCAAACGTGCCGAATTGGATAAGGAGATTGATGTTTATTTGCGAGAATTGAAACTGATTTAAATAACAAATTTATAAGATATGAAATTGGATGATGTGTACAAGGCTTGGATTTCTGTAAAGAAAAGGCAAGTCAAGACTAGTTCACTGGCATCGTACCAGCAGATATACGTGAAAAAGCTTTCTCCAATATTAGGATGTATGGAAGTTGGGGAATTGAGCAAAAAGGTTATTGTGCCATTCATGAACGATCTTATGGATAATTCGGGGTTGTCTGTGAAGTACTGCAATGATATTCTGATAGTTCTAAAAATGCTAATTCGGTTTGCTGACGAAGAGTTAGACCTTGAGGTACATAACATTACATGGAAGATGGTATGGCCTAGTAAAAATAAGATAGCTGCTCAAAAGCTGGAACGTTATTCTCCTGCTGAATATAAGAAAATCGTCGATTACGTGTTAGCGAATCCATCTCCACGTAATCTTGGAATTTTGCTAACGATATGTTCTGGTATGCGTATAGGGGAAGTATGTGCCTTACAATGGAAGGATATAGATTTAGATAAAAAGACTATTCATATTTGTAAAACCTTAGAACGCATATATATGCCAGGCGAGGATGGTACATTTAATAAAGCAAAAACCCATATTGAGATTGGGCCCCCGAAAACTTCAAATTCTGATAGGTATATTCCTATCTTAAAGAACATTTTTCCTTTGGTGAAGAAGTTTTCTGCTGTGTGTAATCCCGATTATTATGTGTGTACTTGTGGTGAGCAATATACAGAACCTCGGACTTTGCGGAATTATTATGAGAAATTTATTCTTGAAAAGGTAAAACTAGACCACTGTATCAAGTATCATGGATTAAGGCACACCTTTGCCACGACTCTTATAGAGAATAAAATTGATGTCAAAACTGTATCTACTATTCTTGGTCATTCAGATGTAGGTACCACTTTGAATATTTATGTTCATCCATCAGAGGAAGCTAAAACCGATGCTGTTAATTCAGGATTAAGGAGAATTTTTAAATAGCCCCAAATAAGCGATGAATATTGGAATATTAGCAGTCGATAGCAATTATCCTAATCTAGCTTTGATGAAGATAAGTAGCTATCACAAGGCAAGAGGTGATAATGTAGAATGGTATAATCCCCTTTGTTCTTATGATAAGGTTTACATTGCAAAAGTATTTAGCTTTACGCCGGATTACGGCTATTACATCAATGCCGATCAAGTTGAGAAAGGCGGTACTGGGTATGACATAAAAAAGGTTCTTTTGCCAGAGATTGATAGAATGATTCCTGATTACGATCTGTATAATGTTGATAAAAATTTGGCTTATGGCTTTCTCACCCGCGGATGTCCAAACCACTGTAAGTGGTGTGTGGTACCGAAGAAAGAAGGAAACATCGCTACTTACATGGATATTGAAGAGATAGCCGTTAATGGGAGAAAAAACATTATACTCATGGATAACAACATACTTGCATCCGACTACGGTTTGCAGCAGATTGAAAAGATTATCTCCATGGGAGTACGTGTAGACTTCAATCAAGGTTTAGACGCCCGGCTGGTAACGGATGATATAGCCCGGTTGCTTGCTCGTGTTAAATGGATTAAGCGCATACGGTTCGGTTGTGATACACCGGGACAAATTGCAGAATGCGAACGTGCTACGGCTTTGATTGACAAATACGGGTATAAAGGCGAGTACTTCTTTTACTGCATCTTATTGAAGGATTTCAAAGAAGCATTTGAACGAGTAAATCATTGGAAAAAGAAGGGTGGTCGGTTCTTACCACATTGTCAGCCTTACCGGGACTTAAATAATCCTCGTCAAATTATTCCTCAATGGCAAAAGGATTTAGCTGGATGGGCTGATAAGAAGTGGATTTTTAGAAGCTGTGAGTTTAAAGACTTCATCCCGCGAAAGGGATTTGTCTGTAGTGAATATTTTGATAACAATTAGAGTAAAACAGGATAGATATGAGCATAAAGATTGATAAAAGAGCATACATGAAGCTAATCAAAGAGGATTTGGATTGGCTTAATAAAGAATGCCCTGTTGGACTGGAGAAAGATCATATAGAGGCTGTATTGCGTAAATCTATTGATTTACTATATCCAAAAGATGAAAATCTTAAAGTAAGATGCCCTTATTGTGGCTCTACAAAGGTTATCATGTTTGACGCAGATAACGACATGTGTAATAAATGTGGGAAGTATTTCCCCAGTAAATAACCTTCATAACAAGATAGATATGAATTTTAAATCATTGGTAGCTCAATTAGCAAATCGCATCAATCAGCCATATGTGGTTGAAACATATATGCGTACAGTTTTTGCGTCTGGTGTTGAGTGGCAGAAAAAGCAATCTCCTTGGATAAATGTAAAGGAACGGTTACCAGAGGTAGAGACAAGTGTATTTTTCACTGTAGAATGGAAAGATCTCCATAAAGGATATTTTGTTGGGGTATATTATGGAAGTGGGCACTGGGAATCCGAGCATCGAATATTCTTACCAGATTCATCTATGGGGTGTATTACTCACTGGATGCCAATACCGAAATTTAGCGAATGACAGTCTTGATATTTGGTCAAGAGAGTTAATAATTAAATTGTACGATTAGGGCTTAATGTATTGAGTAGCCATATTCAATCCTTTTGTTATAATATTATCGATGACTTTCATTTCTATTTTATTGCCACAAAGACTTTCGTTGAACTTTAATTCTGTAATTGTTAGTTTATCATCTGTTATTTTTTCAATTGAGAAATAATGGTTTGAACCTTCAATGGCTATGCTGTCTGTGTTTTGGATATATTTACTGCATAGTGTAAAAGAACTTGTGAGATTTAGTCTCTCGGATATTGTAGTAAAATCACTTGTAAGTGACTGAATTATATTAAAAAGGTTGATGTCCATTCTTTTTAATATTGCAAAAAACTTTGTTGCGGAATTTAGTGTGTAGAATTTCATAAGAAGATTAGCATTAATTGTTTCACAGATAATTTGTTTTTCTATATCATCTAAAATATGTTTGACGTCACGAACTGATAGCTTATCTATTTTATTGCCAATAGTTTCAATATCATAACAAGATAGTCTCAATTTTTTCAATCTTTTTGCTGGGATGTTACATTCTTTATCAATGTATGTATATAAATATTCTATAGCAATTTGATTGATTGAGTAATAGAAAGGATAGTGAGTAATAAATTTGTTGATATATCCATTATAATTGGCTTCTTTCCCATAAAAATGGTGAAACAAATGTGATGTGATTTCATAATCGAAGACAGTAACAATATTGTCAAAACCGAATTTGTTCGGTTTGATATCCCTTTGATTACAGAAATCAAGATGTGCACCTAGTACATTTAATATTCTGAAAAGATGTGCTGGATCTATTCTGTCTAGATCTTCAATTATTAATAATGTTTTTTTCTTTTGGCTTCTGTTGATATACTGTAGAGCTTGCTCTATCATTTTGGTATATGTATCACATTCATATAAACCACCTTTTTGATGTGTGAAAGTAGCCAAGAAACTTTTGTATGTTTCTTTTTTCTTTTGATAATTGTCAAAGATTCCTTTGGTTTTATCTATAATTTTTTGAATAAAGGCACTATGGGGTAGGAAAGAGACAAGAAATGACACTACTTCCATGAGATTTTCCATATTAAATATGGAATCAGCTAGTGCTTCAAAGTCAATGTTGCATAGAATGTCATCTTCTGCGAGACGAATAATTATATCTCGTTTTATATATTCAAAAATATCTGCATTTTCTGCAACTGAATAGTTTACAGGGTATAGTGTAATAAAGTAATAATCATCTTTGTATTTTTCCTTGAATTCTTTTAGGAAATAACTTTTTCCATCACCAAACTTTGCAGAAAAAATAGTTCTGTCATTGGACTGTAAATGTTCATAAAAGGATTCTAAGTGCTGTGTTATTGGTATTTCAAAGCTCATAATATTTCATTTTTGTGGTGCAAAATTAATCATAAATAGTATATAAACATGATATAAATTAACTCTTTTGAATGAATTATTTTTATGTTGAACCTTTGGTGTATTGTTTATTCAATACACCTTTATTTTTTTGTAATGATGAGAAAAATGATTGTAACCGGCAGTGAGGGATTTATTGGTAAAGCCCTTTGCCGAGAATTAGCAAAAAGAGGTGTTGAAGTCATAGGACTTGACCGAAAGTCTGGTAGTGAAGCTACGAAAGTATGCGAGCTTCTGAAGAATGAAGATATTGATTGTGTGTTCCATTTGGCAGCGCAAACCAGTGTGTTTAATGGAAACTTGGAACAAATCAGGAAAGACAACATTGATACTTTCATGCGAGTTGCTGATGCGTGTAATCTGTATCATGTTAAGTTAGTATATGCCAGTTCGTCAACTGCGAATCCGGAGAATACGACTTCCATGTACGGAATAAGTAAGTACTTTGATGAACAGTATGCATCTATCTATTGTAAGGCTGCGACCGGGTGCCGGCTGCATAATGTATATGGACCTAATCCGCGAAAAAGAACTCTTCTCTGGTTCCTGATAGAAAAGGAAAACGTGTCTTTATACAACTGTGGTCAGAATATCCGGTGCTTCACTTACATAGATGATATTGTCGAGGGACTTATCTATGCGGTGGGCTGTAATCGTCAGCTCATCAACATCTGTAACGTCCAACCTGTGACTACTATGTATTTTGCATCTTTAGTAAAATACTATAAACCGCTTGAAATAGAGTTGATTAATAAAAAACGAGATTTTGACAATTTGGAGCAATCGGTGAACCAGGATATCTATTTAGTACCTTTGTCCTATACGTCAGTCGAGGACGGAGTAAAAAAGGTATTCGCCATGCGGAGAGAGGATAATTCTCAAAAAAATGCGGGGGCGGAGAAATAGAAATCCTTTGAATGTACAACCATTCTAATTTATTCCTGCATGTTGAGTAACTATCATTGTTTCTTCATGCAGGAATTTAATAATTTGAAGCTATGAGTAGAGAGAATGTATTAACATTGAAACAAGAGAAGTTCTGTCAATATTACGTTGATATTGATGGCAACGCAAGTGAAGCATACCGGATGGCTTACGACTGCACTAAGATGAAGCAGGAGAGCGTTTGGCGCAATGCTCATGCCCTTATGCAGAACATCAAGGTTACATCAAGGATAAAAGAGATAAGAGAAAAGAGGGCGAAAGAATCTGAAGTTAAACGTGAAACAGTTGAACGTGTGCTGATGGATATCATAACTTCTGATCCTAATGACTTGTATATTGTCGATGAGCTAACAGGTAAGGTAAAGATGAAAAGTCCTTCGCAGCTTCCAAAGCGTACCCGTAATGCATTGAAGAAGATTCAGAATAAGAGAGGGGAAGTTGTCTATGAGTTCAACGGTAAAACAGAAGCCGCTCGTTTGCTTGGTGCCTGGAATGGATGGGAAGCCGATAAGAATGTCAATATCAAAGGTGGAGACGGAAATAAAGTCGGTGAACTTCGTATCGGCTTTGAAGATAATGAGAATCCGGAAGAATAGAACAATTTGAACTGCAAAATCCGGTATTCACCCTATGGAGAAACCTTACTTTTAGAACAATATGGTTATAAATTATAAGAAGCTAAATCCTAACGGATTCTATCTATTGAAGTACTTGAATGATGAGACTATCCGTTTTATCATTCTCTATGGAGGTTCATCTTCCGGTAAATCGTATAGTGTGGCACAAACCATACTGATACAGACATTACAGGATGGTGAAAACAATCTTGTCATGCGTAAGGTAGGAGCTTCTATTCTCAAAACCATTTATGAAGATTATAAAGTCGCTGCGGCCGGTCTTGGCATCTCCCATTTGTTCAAGTTCCAACAGAATACTATTAAATGTCTGGTAAATGGTGCGAAGATAGATTTCTCCGGTCTTGACGATCCGGAGAAGATAAAAGGTATCTCTAACTATAAGCGAGTTCAGTTAGAGGAATGGTCAGAGTTCGAGCATCCGGATTTCAAGCAGCTACGTAAACGTTTGCGTGGTAAGAAAGGGCAGCAGATTATTTGTACCTTTAACCCGATCAGTGAAAGCCATTGGATAAAGAAAGAGTTTATTGATAAAGATAAATGGCATGATGTACCGATGACTGTTACCATTGCCGGCAAAGAGTTGCCGGAAGAACTTACCAAAGTCAAATCCGTAAAAAAGAACGCACCCAGGCAAATACTTAATCTTCGTACTAAGCAAATCGAGGAACAGGCACCTAATACAGTTATTATCCAATCTACCTATCTGAATAATTTTTGGGTAGTTGGTAGTCCTGATGGCACATACGGTTTTTATGATGAGCAATGTGTTGCCGACTTTGAATATGATAGAGTTCACGACCCGGATTATTATAATGTGTACGCATTGGGAGAATGGGGTGTCATTCGTACCGGTAGTGAGTTCTTCGGTTCCTTCAATCGTGGCAAACATTCCGGTGAACATAAGTATGTTCCGGACTTACCTATTCATATCTCTGTCGATAACAACGTGCTTCCGTATATCAGTGTATCATATTGGCAGGTCGATTTCACAACTGGTACCAAGGTTTGGCAATTCCATGAAACGTGTGCTGAAAGCCCCAACAATACAGTAAAGAAAGCTTCCAAACTTGTTGCAAAGTATCTGAAATCTATCCAATATTCTGATAGGTTATATGTACATGGTGATGCATCAACGAAAGCAGCAAACAGCATTGACGATGAGAAGCGTTCCTGGATGGACTTATTCATAGACACATTGCAGAAAGAAGGGTTCGAGATTGAAGATAAGGTAGGCAACAAGAATCCGAGTGTCGCAATGACCGGTGAGTTTATCAATGCTATCTTTGATTGTACTGTTCCCGGTATAGAGATATACATTGACGAATCATGTTCGGTATCTATTGAGGACTACATGAGCGTACAGAAAGATGCTAACGGTGCCATTCTTAAAACTAAGGTCAAGAATAAAACTACCTTGCAGACTTATGAGGAGCACGGGCACCTGTCTGATACGTTCCGATATGTCGTTGTGGATTTGTGTAGTGAGCAGTATATAGAGTTTAGTAACCGGCGAAAAAGAAACTTGTATGCTTGTAATGGCACTGTTAATTTCTTCAATCCAGATACCGAATGTAAATACACTAAGAAGATTCTATATGTGATGCCGAATGTTAATGGGAAATTTGTCCTTATACAAGCGTTTAGATGTGGGAATAAATGGCATGTTGTTGATGTCGTATTTATGGATACTACTTCAACAGAAGATATACGTTCTTCTATTTTGTCCCATGAATCTGATTCATGTGTAATTGAATGTACAGATGCTTATTTCCCTTTTATCCGGGAACTCCGTTCTAGTACAAACAAGGAGATTCGTGTAATGAAAGAGTTTCCGGATGTAGACAAGCGTATTGCTGCAACATCTGATTATGTGAAAAATAGTATTCTTTTTTCTGCATCAAAAGTAGAATCTGATACGGAATATGTTGCCTTCATGAATAACCTGATGGACTATAATAAAGATAGTGAAACAAAAGAGGCCAGTGCTGTTTTGAGTGGGCTAGTACAGTTCGTTGTAAAATTAGGTTTGAATTGAATTGTATTATATGTGATTGAAAATAAGAATGTTATATTGTTGATGTTATGCTTTCGTAATTTCAAGATTTTAGTGTTTTGGAAAACGGTTTTCCTTTTTACTTAGTTTTGCTCAAAAAGGAACCCAATGAATATTTTTTTTGATAATCTATTTGGAAAGAAATCTAAGACTAAAGGTGAAGTTGAAATAGTTACTTCATCTGAAAATAAGGATATAGATACTCAAAGTGGCAAGGCTGAAAAATGGTCAGTTGCATACATTGAGGACCTTACTAGTCCTATTGTAGCGGGCAGTAACTATCTAACGCTATTCAGTACGATACCTGAAGTCTTTTTTCCGATCGATTATATTGCATCGCGAATTGCAGGTGCTAATTTTCAATTGAAGAAAACTAAGGATGATAGTGTAGTATGGGCAAACAGACGAATGAATGGCATACTTAGCCGTCCTAATTGTTTGATGCGTTGGAAAGAATTGATTTATCAGCACCATATTTATAAATTGTGTACAGGGAATAGCTTTATTCGTGCTGCTATGCCTGATGTCTTTTCTACAGCTGAAAAATGGAGATATTGCGATAATTATTGGGTGCTACCTTCTGATAAGACTATTGTAGAACCTGTTTACGGGAATATGCCATTGTTTGGCATTGCCCAAACAGAAGATATTATTCGTAGCTATCGTTTGGAGTATGGTTGGAATGGTAGTTTGGAAATTCCTCCATACCAAATATGGCATGATAGAGACGGAAATGCAGAGTTCTATTCAGGGGCTATGTTCTTGAAGTCCAAAAGTCGTCTTGCTTCTCAAAATAAGCCAATGTCAAATCTAATAGCTGTATATGAAGCTAGAAATGTGATTTATGTAAAGCGGGGTGGATTGGGTTTTATTGTAAGTAAGAAAACTGATGCTACCGGTTCAATAGCGTTGACTGACGATGAAAAGGAACAGCTTTTGAAGCAAAATTTTGAGAAGTATGGTGTAAGGAAGGGCCAGGTACCTTATGGTATTTCAGATGCAGACATTGACTTTGTTCGTACTAATCTTTCTATTGCAGAGTTACAGCCGTTTGAAGAGACTTTGGCTGATGCAATAAATATTGCAGGGGCATACGGCATCCCTGCCGTTCTTGTTCCGCGAAAAGACCAGTCCACATTTAGCAATCAGGCTACTGCTGAAAAGAGCGTATATTGTTCAACTGTTATTCCTATGGCCAAACAATTCTGCAAGGATTTTACAGCTTTCCTTGGTCTTGAAGGAGGGGGATATTATTTGGATTGTGATTTCTCTGATGTTGATTGTTTGCAGGAAGGATTGAAAGAATCCGAGGACGTAAAGACAAATATAAATAAACGTTGTCGTGAACAATTCTCATGTGGGCTTATAACACTCAATGACTGGCGTGCCCAAATAGGCGAAAGTATGATAGAAAATCCCTTGTTTGACAAATTGAAATTTGATATGTCAGATGAGGAACTGGATAAAGTAAATCGAGTTTTTAACACTAAAAGTGGAGATGAAAAAGATGGAAGAGAAAATCAAAAGCCTTCAGTACAAGACAAAGGCAAATGATGTTGATGAGAAGGGTATCGTTACCGTTGCGGTGAACGGTATCGGTGTGAAGGACTCACAAAATGACATATCTATGCCCGGCTCATTCAATAAGACATTGAAAGAAAATATTGGTCGGATGCGTTGGTTCCTGAATCATCGTACAGACCAGTTGTTAGGTGTTCCGTTGAGTGGTAAGGAAACAGAAGGTAATTTGGTTATGGTCGGTCAGTTAAATCTTGAAAAACAGATTGGCCGTGATACGTTAGCTGATTATAAACTGTTTGCAGAGAATGGCAGAACACTTGAACATTCTATTGGGGTCAAGGCCATTAAAAGAGATTCTGTTGATCCCTGTAAAGTGCTTGAATGGCGTATGATGGAATATTCAACATTGACAAGTTGGGGGAGTAATCCCCAGACGTTCCTTGTGAATATTAAGTCTGCTACTGCTGACCAGGTAAAGGAGGCTGTTGATTTCGTTCGTAAAGCGTTCTTGCAGCATGGATATAGTGATGAGCGTTTAAAAGGTTACGATATGGAATTAAGTTTATTACTGAAGAGCCTCAACGGTGGTGCCGTTGTCTCATGTCCTCATTGTGGTCATCAATTTGATTATGATGCAGAAACGGAGCATACCTTTGCCCAGCAGGTATTGGACTATGCTGCTGATTATCAGAGATGGATAACACAGGACATTGTAAGGGAAGAAATGGAGAAGCTCACTCCGGAGATTAGAACCCAAGTAATTTCTCTTATTGATTCTGTCAAATCAGAAAAGAAAGAATTTACTCAAAAGGGTCTACAAGACCTTATGAATTATGTAAGATGTCCCCACTGTTGGGGAAAAGTATATCGTTCGAATGCTATTCTGCAAAACACTTCTGAAGATACCACCGGAAAAAATGAGCCGTCTGTTGACACTCAAGAAAAGAATGACGGGGAAAATGGGAACGATGAAGTAACGATTAAAGCCGCTGATAATGGCACTTTACTCGATTTCAAGAGTTTGAATAGCTGTTTCGAGAATAAATAACTTAAAATTTAAATTTTATGCCTAAAAAATTTACAGTATCAGATTTTAATCTGAAAACAGACGGTCTGCCGGCAGAACAGAAAACTTTCATGGAAAACATCGTCGGCATGATGTGTGAAGTAGTTAACAAGTCACTTGAAGGATTTGCCTCACCGGAGGAGGTAACGAAACAGTTTGGTGACATCAATAATCTATTGAAAGCCTATGATGGAGAAAAGTTCCAGCAATTGGTAAAGGACAACGAGCAACTTGTAGAACAAGTTAAAACTCTTGGTGAAAGTATCGAGAAAATGAAGCAGAAAGGTCTTTCTATGGATACTATCAACAAGTTTGACGAGAAATTGAACGAGATGCTTGATTCTGAAAAATTCAGAGATTTCGCAGAAGGAAAAACACGCAAATCAGGAGAATTTGACGGCTTCTCCTTGAAAGATGTCGTTTCCATGACTGACAATTACACCGGTGATTTGTTGATTACTCAACAACAGAAACGTGTTGTGACTCAGGTTGCCAACAAAAAGTTGCATATGCGTGATGTATTAACGACGCTGACAGCTGATCCTGCATATCCTCAACTCGCCTATGCGCAAGTATATGCTTTCAACCGCAATGCCCGTTTTGTAACAGAGAACGGTCGTTTACCGGAATCAAGTATCAAGGTAAAAGAGATACAGACAGGAACTAAGCGCCTTGGTACTCATATCCGTATCTCAAAACGTATGTTGAAATCAAGAGTGTACATTCGTTCCTACATCTTGAACATGCTTCCTGAAGCTGTTTGGATGGCAGAAGACTGGAACATTTTGTTTGGTGACGGTAATGGTGAGAATTTGCTTGGTATTATTAATAATACTGGGGTGACTTCTGTAGAGAAGATTATTAGTACAGCCATTGTTACAGGTGCCGCCGGTGCTGTAAAAGCTATTACCGGATATAACGGTGATAAGGATGTGATTGTAGAGTTTGCAGAACCACAGGATTTGATTCTTGATGGAATGAGTATCACGTTCGCTGGCGCCGCTGTTCTTACAGAACTGAACAAAACACACGCTCTTGTGAAAATGGAAGATGGTCGTATCCTTATTCCTGGTGTCGCGTTCTCCGGTGCTGAAACGGCTACGGATAAAATGACATTCAGTGTTCATGAAGCCGGCTTTAAGAACATTGAGGAACCCAACTCTGAAGATGTAGTGAAAACAGCTTTCGCCGCAATGACATATGCCCAGTATTTTCCGAATGCTATTATTCTTAATCCAATGACTGTTAACGGTATGGAATCAGAGAAAGATACGACAGGACGTAATCTTGGTATCGTTAAAATGGTTGATGGGGTGAAATATATTGCCGGTCGTCCGATTATCGAGTATGGTGGTATTCTTCCAGGTAAGTATCTTTTGGGTGACTTTAACCAAGCCGCAAATTTGGTTGATTATACCACTTTGACACTTGAATGGGCTGAAGATGTGGAGACCAAGCTTTGCAATGAGGTTGTGCTGATGGCACAAGAAGAAGTTATCTTCCCGATTTATATGCCGTGGGCTTTCGCTTATGGGGATTTGGCCGCATTGAAGACTGCAATAACTAAAGCGTAGGATTATGGATTACATACTTAGAGGTAACGATAAGGATGTAACCAATGTGCTTAAAGAGCAACGCATTCGGATTAATAGAGGGATGATTCAACTCATCCCTATTTCCGAATGTGGTCTTGTTACAGAAGAAGATGCCCGAAAGACATTGGAATGTATGCTTGCAGAGAAAAATGAAGAGATTGGCAGGCTTACTGCATCCATTGCAGAGAAAGATAAGACAATTGTTGAACTGACAGAAGAGCGTGAAACAATGAAAGCTCGCATTGCAGAACTTGAAGTACAGGTGCCTTCTGATGAAAAGAATCTTCCGGTTGCCGATTCAAAAGATTTGCAAGAGGAAGATGCCAAGGAGGTAATTGTTACAGATGATAAAGCCGTTTCCGTGGAAGATGAAAAGAAAACCGGGAAAGGCAAGACTTCTAAATAACTATCGCTATGTTGATTGATGTTTCATATTTTATGTCAGGTCCCAGGCATATTGAGAATGTTTCGGTCGCTGAAATGCCTTCGCCCCAATCTCTTGCTGTGAATGAGGTGATAAATGGGTATATTAAGGCATTTCAGCCCGAATTTCTCCGGAATGTTGTTGGTGTGACTCTTTCCCAAGCTATCACAGATTATTTGGAGCTTATTGAACGAGAAAAGGAAGATTCTTCAGATGAAGTTGATATTTCAGAAGAGAAGGAAGCCCCCCAGTCCGGATATGCAGTATTATGCGAGAAGCTGTGTGAACCGTTCGCTGACTATGTCTTTTATCATATTCTTCGTGACGCAAACACCCAGGCTACAATAACCGGGCTTGTCCGTTTGAAATGTGCTAATGAATATATAGCTCCTTTGAAGAGACAAGTAAGCACATGGAATAGCATGGTAGAGAAGAATAAACAGTTTGTTGAATGGGCTATGTCGAATGATTGTCCTTTCGATGTGAAAATAACCAAGAATCTTTTGACCCCAATTAATGCTTTCAATTTATGATAGATTTAGATATAACAGAACTGTTTGAGGAGATTGTAAAGGAACTTCCAGAAGGGCTTGAAATCCTCTATCCAAATGGGAAAGGGGGAACTAAAGTTGTGAAATCCCCAAGGTTGAATTACATCTTCGGTAGCAGTCAATATATCAAAGATATTTTAGATGAATACAGTAAGTCTTCTGCCCAGTCTGAAAGGAAGTTTCCATTGGTTGCACTATTCACTCCAATTAGTGAGGATAGAGGTGACGCGGATTATTTTTCAAAAGCAAAGGTTTCGTTAATTATAGCATGTTCTTCTTGTAAAGAGTGGAGCAATGAGATGCGCAGAATCACATCTTTTAAAAATATCCTTCGGCCAATCTATAAACGTTTATTGGAAGTATTATATGAAGATTCTCGGTTCGACTGCGACTATGACGAAAAAGTGAAACATAGTTATTCAGAAAACTATTCATATGGCAGATACGGAGCCTATACAGATTCCGGTGAGGCTGTGAGCGAGCCGATTGATGCCATAAATATACGCTCGATGGAAATAAAAATTAATAATCTTAATTGTAGAAGAAAATGAGAAAGATTAGAACGTGTAAGGGTTCCCGGATGAACACTGGTAGTTCTGCTTGTAGCATTGACTGGAAAAAAGTCAAAGGTGCTATCTTGACAGAACATGGTGTCAAACTCCCTGCTGATATAACAGGTGAGAAGTTGCTCGAATTGTGCCATGCAGACCGTCCCGGGCGTATTTACCCTATTTTGCCATTCCTGGAGTATGCCAAGAATGGTGGAGAGCCCCAAGTTAATGCTGTAGGGTACGGTGCAAGTGAATACAACGGGCTTAGCGCTCAAACAGACACCTTCACTTTGAAGAAATTTGATGAGGTTTTGAATGCCCAGCTTCTGAAATGTGCCAATAAAGGATGGGACGTTTACTTTTGGAATCAGGATAATATGTTGATCGGTTATAATGATGACACTGATATCCTTGCCGGTATTCCGATGTCTACTGTTTACCCGACCGTGACACAGTACCCGACCAGTAGTGCTAAGTCTGCGATGACTGTTAGTTTTTCACATGAAGATGTGGAAGACAGCCAATTGCACTTTGACTACGTGCAGTTAGACTTCAATCCCAAGAATTTCGTTAAAGGCTTGGTTGATGTTGTGTTTCAAAAGTTGGAGGCCGAAAATACTTACAAAATAGTTGAAGTTGTTGGTGGTTATGACCGTACAGAAGAATTTGGCAGTCTTATTGCTGATGGTGCTGCTGAAGTTATGAATAACGTAACTTCTGCTACATATTCGGATGGTATCATTACCATTGTTCCTAAAGCCGGGGCGGTTCCTTCGTTGAAAGCTCCTTCTGTATTGTATGAAAAAGGAATCAGAGGTATCGAGCAGGTGTCATGAAGGTAGATAATGTTACGTTCGTCGAGGTTGCTGTGAAGGGCATGACGAAGGAAGAGTTTATTAATGCACACATTAAAGTCGTGTGGCAGGAACTGAAGGAAGCTGACCGCAAGAAGAAGCTCTCGGAAGTGTACGATGCGATAACTAAGTAACCGACGGGCTGGGGTGTGATTACAGCCCGGCCCGTTATATTTTTACTGTATGGCAGATTTTGATGAATTACATAGAGTTATTCATTCCATTGCATCCGGGTTTGAAGAGGAATGTATTAGGTGTATGGAAGAACATAAGAATGTGCTCGTTGATTGCATTCAGGAACAATTATATTCCGGTCTGGACGGTACTGAACATCTATTGAATCCCGATTATGATACTGACACCTATTTTAACGAGCCCGGACCCTGGCAGAACCGTGCGGAACAATATAAACGATGGAAAGAGAGGATAACTCCACCTCTTAGAAGTGAGATGCTTTATTTGCCACCGCGTCCAGTTGAGGTACCTAACCTCTTTATTACTGGTACTTTCTATGATAGTATAACTGCCGATAGAATTGATTCCGGGCTTCGATTCTCAACGAAAGGATTTACGGACGGTAGTTCTATTGAGAAGAAATACGATGAGCAGATTTTAGGCATTGGTGATACAGCTAAAGAGTACTTTAATATTATGTATCTCCGTCCCTGGATGGAACGTTTCTTTTCAGAATGTGGATATCGGTAAAAAATGGCTTGTAGTTGCGAAATAAAAAAGATGCAGAGTGAACTGGAACGTATCAGTGATCTTGCAAAGAAAGCAGCTGTCTTGGATGGTTGCATGTATGTCGTTTATCAGAAAGAAGATGGTACCTATGCTTTTGATAAACTTGGAGTTGAGATAAAAGGAAAGATTATTGAATATAGACATTATCTGTAATTATGGATTTAAAATTGAAAGATTTCGTTGATGAGAACGACTTGCAGAAGTTAGTTGAGCTTGATAATATTATTGAGCGTGTGAGGGCTGATTATGTTAATGCAGCCAAAGAATTAGCAAAAGGTTTGAAACTAAATGTAGAAGGAGTTGCCGACCTTGAAAAGTTGAGTAATCTTTATAATACCCAAGCAAAAACGGCTGGTTCTGCATCTGCTGAATTAACCGAAGCTCTTAGAAAACAGTCTGAAATAACTCAAACTGTCAGTAAGAAGATAGAGGAAAAGCTAAATGTAGAGAAATTATCTGCTGCTGAACTGAAGAAACTAACCAAGGCAAACTCGGATAATGCTGTGTCCTTGGAAAAGGCTGCTAAAACGGAAGCTAACTTGACAAAAGCGCAGAATGCCGGTAATACTACTCGTAAGAAAGCTGTTTTATCTGAAGAAGAACGTTTAAAACTTATCAGAACTGCTATTACCTTGACTAATCAGGAAGTACATAGCCGTTCACAAGCAAAGGAAATGAATAAGCAGCTGCAAAAGGCTGTTGATGTTTTGAAAGATACGGATGAAAACTATATTCGTACACTTGCCCGTCTTAATTCTACTATTGGAATCAACACTGATTACATAAAGCGAAATTCCGATCGATATAGTCAACAGAAAATGACTATTGGTGCATACCGGGAAGAAGTAAAGGCTGCATGGGTTGAGATACAGAACGGTAATAAGTCCATGCAGAATATGGGTATTATTGCCCGGAATGCAGGAAGGATGCTTAAAACGGAGATGGCTCCTGGGCTAAGCCAAGTTAGTGCAGGATTGAAAGGATGGGCTGCTGGATATATTGGTGCACAAGCTGTTGTTAGTGGAGTTGTTGCTTTATTTACAAAACTGCGTGAAGGAGTAGGTGATATTGTTAAATTTGAATTAGCTAATAGTAGGCTTGCTGCAATATTAGGAACCACTTCTGATAAAGTGAAGGAGTTAACTGCGGATGCTCAACGTTTGGGTGCTACAACGAAATACACTGCATCCGAAGCTACGGATTTGCAAATAGAACTTGCTAAACTAGGTTTTACTCGAAAAGAAATATTAGATGCAACAGAGCACGTTCTAAAATTTGCACAAGCTACCGGGGCAGAATTAGCAGATGCGGCTTCATTGGCAGGTGCTTCTCTTCGTATGTTTAATGCTGATACAAGAGAAACTGAAAGATATGTGTCTGCGATGGCTGTCGCAACAACCAAAAGCGCATTGTCGTTTTCATATCTCGCTACTGCATTACCAATTGTTGGACCGGTTGCAAAAGCCTTTAATTTCAGTATTGAAGATACTTTGGCTTTGTTGGGTAAATTATCGGATGCCGGCTTTGATGCTTCAATGGCTGCTACTGCTACCCGTAATGTTTTTCTAAATTTAGCTGATAGTAATGGAAAGCTGGCAAAGGCGTTAGGTAAGCCCGTTAAAACATTGCCTGAGTTAGTTGAAGGATTGAAATCGCTAAAAGAAAAAGGGGTAGACTTGAATACTACTCTTGAATTAACTGATAAGCGTAGTGTTGCCGCTTTTAATGCCTTTCTCACCGCTGTTGATAAAATATTACCACTTAGAGAACAGATTACTGGTGTAGAACGTGAATTGGGCGATATGGCTCACACGATGGGAGATAATGTTCATGGAGCTCTTGCTAACTTATCTTCAGCATGGGAAGCGTTTATGCTTTCTTTCTCCGAGTCAACGGGACCTGCTAAGGAGTTTCTTAATTGGATGGCTGATAAAATAAGAGGTATCGCCAATGATTTGAAATCTCCTGAAGAAAAAATAGAAAAGATAGATTATAATTTTAGAACACTTGCAAAAAAAGATGCGAACAAAAAGTTATTGGAAGTAGAAAAAGATTTCCAGACAGAATATAAGAGGCTTATTGATGCTGGTGATACAGAGGAACAAGCATACACAAAAGCTGTTATTCAAATGAAAAATAAACGTATTGAAGTAACGGCCCAAGAGAGAGAAGCTTTAAAACGGATGAAAACTCGTGCTCAATATGCAACATCAGAGTTTGAAGATATGTCTTGGATAAAGAATGGTGCTGCTAAAATGTTTGGCTATTACACATCGGAAGCAGAAAAAGCGGATAAGGCTCAGTTGGAATTTTCTAAAAACTTATTTAAAATAGCATCTAGCGATGAGTTTAATCGTGGACTTGATGTGATTGCAGAAAAGTTCCGTCCAAAGGGTAACGACAAAAATGGTTCAGGTATAACAGTCCTTACTGATAAAGAAAAACGTGAACAGGAAAAAGCTCTCAAAGAGAAGCTGAAAATTCATGAAACTTATCAGGAATCAGAACTAGCTCTTATGGATGAGGGACTGGAGAAAGAACTTGCTAAAATTGGTGTTGCTTACTCAAAGAAGATTGCTGCCGTCAAGGGTAATAGCAAAGAGGAAATTGCTACACGTCAAAATTTAGCTAAGGAAATGCAGGAAAAGCTAGATGAGTTTACTATTAAGTATAATTCTGATCGTGAGAAGAAGGATGTTGAGAACGCTCTTGCTGTTGTAAAAAAGGGGTCCCAGGAAGAACTTGATTTGAAATTGCACCAGTTGGAATTGCAACGTGAAGCAGAAATTGATGCAGCAGAGAAAACAGGTGAAGATGTTTTTCTCATTGACGACAAATATGCAAAAAAGAAACAAGAACTTTACGAAAGACATGCATCCGATCAGGTGCAATTAATTGCAGAGAATGCAGCGCATGAGCAGGAAATCCGGGATGCTGCCTATGTTATGGATACGCTTGCTCTTAAAAAACAGTTAGCTTCTAAGGAAATAACCCAGCAGGAGTATGCAGAACTTGAGTATCAGTTAAAATTAGATTATGTACGTAAAACCTCGGAAGCTGCCATTGACGCTTTGGAATCCGAACTTGCTACTGCCAACTTGAGTACGGACAAAAGGGAGAAACTTGAGGAGAAACTTGCAAAATTGAAAGTGGACCTTGCCCAAAAAGAAGCAGAAACAGAAATAGATGCTATCAATAAAGTTACTAAAGCGGATGAGAAAGCACAGAAAGAACGTCAGAGGAATCTGAAAAAATGGCTTCAAACTGCATCTCAAGCAGTG